TATTATACAAGCTATTATTAAATATTCACGTTTGATTAATACATAATCGTTTGTGTTTTCAGTGTAATAAGCATTCTCTCTTCTTGTAATATCTCCATTTTTACAATTAACAACCTGTAAGAAACATCTCTTAGTTGTTCCATCAGCTGGTTTAACACAACCCTTTGTTCTATTCTTCTCTCTCTCAGTATCAGTAGTTTTGCTACATTTGGCTCTGAAAGATTCGAATTTCTCTTTGACTTCTTCATAACTGGGAATTCTACAGTCGGGAACTCCAAGTTTGTTATTAACCTTATTATGCATCATATAAAACCAATATGTAAGATCACGACGACCAGCCAAATACTTCTCTATTGGTATTTGTTCCATAAAATCTTGATAAGACATTCTACAATATTTACAAGGAAGAACATAACCTAAATCTCTGAAAAAACGTCTAGTTCGTTCTCTTCTGATTAAATGTTCCTCTTTATTCATCATAATCATGTATGGGTATCCGAATGTAACGCAGTGGAGAAATAACCAACCAGGTGGGCCCCAAATTTTGGTCATCATTCCATTGTCAATATTTGGATCTTCACACTCTCCGTGGCAAGTTTCACCATGCATCATACAAAATTTTTCATTTGAATTCATCACCATTTGGTATATATTATAAATTGAGATTTTTTTCTATATTTATATTATATAATGGAGAATTATAGTAAAAAACACATTTTAATTTTGCGATCGGAAATTCAAAATGGTTTTGGTGATTTTATTCATTTAAGGGAAATATTTAAATTAATTAGGAATCAAAATGAGAAAATAAATATAGGATTTATTGTTGATATTCAATTACATTATTTAGGGGAAAATTTACCACTTTTAAACAGATCTGGATTGTACGATCTCATATTAAATTTTTTAAATGAATATGTTGAACATTTCTCAGTCGATATACCTTTTGTTTTTTTTCAAGTGATAGATAATTCTAAAGCATCTACTCCAATAAAATATATAAATAAGTTTAGGAAATTTCACGATAAACTAAAAGGATTATTCGAAAAAAAAGGATTAAATTTGATTGATGATCTTGAAGATCTGAGACGAACACGTATATATATAAAGGTTATGGATATTGTAACAAGAAGAACAAGCGAAACAATGAGAATAAACAGAAGTAAAGAAAAAAATTATATTTTTTTACCAGAATATGGAAGGCTTGGTGGTTTAGGTATACCAAACAACGGTATTAGATTATATAACAAGAATGTAACATATTGGTTAAATAAAAAAACTGAAGCTTACAAAACAATTGGAATAATACCAAGTAAAAGTCCTGAAAATGCTATTGCATTTGAAAAAAGAACTGAAAGACAAATTATGACGACTGCGATATCTGATGAACTTAAATTCCCAATAGAATTTCATTCATTAATGATACTTGTGGCAGAAAGAGCATCACAAACAAATGTTTTAGATATTTTTAAAGTAAATAGGGCTTTACATGATTCAATTTCTGAATTTAGAACTTTTATAAATAAGGTTTATCCAAATACAACTGTTATTGTTGTACCAGAATTTGATCATGAATTAATAAATAAAAATTATGAAAAATTATTGGATGAATATAGAAAAAGACGGGGTGATAAATTTATATTTTTTTGGATGAAAAGTAATAGAATAAATGATGATCATGCTTATATGGCTTTTTCCAATTTTACTAGATCATCTGTAATTGGGGGAGATGATGTTTTGTCCCAAGCTATCAGTTTAAGTAGCGACTTTCCATTTTTACTATTTAAAATTAGTAGTCATGGAACTCATGTTGGAAGAATCATGGCTCTGATTTCTCCAGTAACAGAAACGAAACAAATTTCAATACCAATTAGGAAAAATGGAGAAACAAACGCAAATTTTAATAAAAGAATGAGAAACTATGAAAGAACTACAACAAAAATATCAACAGTTCCATCATTTGGTATTAAGGCGAAAATAGATCAAAAACCTGTTGACGAGAATGGTAATACCGTATATCATCATTATATTATGTCTGATAAATCACCAAGAGATAAATTAAAATTTTTGAAAATTTGGTTCAATCAATTTTTAGAAAATAAAAACCTGATTAATTATAATATTTTCACACCAAATAATGACAATAAATCAGCATTTGATTTATTTGTGGAACAACAAAAACAACCAAACTCTGAAAATTTGAGCAACAATTCAAATTACAAAGCTATAAATAGTTTTAATCACGAAATCTCAAAAAAAATTAGTTTTCCTGTGTTACATGATTGGTTACAAACAATTGTACCAATAGATGATACAATGGATACAATGGATCCAATTCAAAAATATTTAATAAATAAAGAACGTTGGAATCAAACTCCAGATTATTATGTTAATCTAATCGAAGAATGGAGAAAATTTAGAGATTGGGTAATTAGCAATAAAAACATATCAAATAGAATACCAAATTATCTCCGTCAATTAGAATTATAAAGGCTTCTCATTTCATATCTAGGTATTCTGTAGAATCAAACAACAAAGTTTCTGTAGAATTAAAACCCGCCCAATTATCAGGATTTTGTAAAAAAATATCAATAATTGCTTTTTCATCACTTAATAACACAGCTTTAGCTGCATTTAACATCTTACTAATCTCTAAATATTTGTTGTAAAGTTCAGGATTGGTTATTATCTTTTGTTGATGTTTATCAGGATGAAATCTAATAAATTGTTTTTTGTAATATTTTTCAATTTCTTTATTAGAAATTAAAGAGTATTTTTCATAAGAAATACCGAGAACATAGTAAGGATTAATACCTTTATATTTACCCTTATATAATTTACCGTTGACAGCGTTTCGTTGCTGTTCGTATTGTTCTTGTTTTTGCCAATACTCTTTTTGTTGTCTACGCATTTCACGTTCGGCTCCTTCTTTTCTCCGTTTATCACGTTCTTCAATTTGTCTACGTTTTTCAGAATGTAATCTTCCTAGATTTTTACGATATTTTTTTGAATTTTGTAGTTGTTTTTGAATTTGAGCAGCTTGTTTTTTTCTTTTCAGCTCAAATTCTAGATTACGTTTCATCTCTTCACGTCTAAGAAACATTTCGTCTTGATAATTCTTTTCAGCTTGTTTTTTAGCTTGTTTTTTAGCTTTTTTTGCAATTATCTTTTCCTTTTGTATTCTTCTCGTTTTTTAATTTCTTTTTCCCGTAAGATATCTTTCCTATTTTTTTTTTTAATTTTTTTCTGTTCCATTTTAATAATTTTACGTTTTCTATCTTCTGTTAAATATTGATTCTCACGTTCAATATTTTCAATTTCATCAGTTATAGTTTCCAAATTACATGTTTGAGTATTTGTACAAAGTTTATTTCCAAAAATATCATAAGTGAACATTAAATTAGTAAATAAACTTGTTGTAACTTTGTAATTTTTATTATTAACATTTATGTCAATTATATAAGTTATCGGTCCAACATTATTTTTATATAATTCAATAATATTTTGACTATTAGAAATAACTTTTTCATTTTTCTTTGTTATGCAATTTTTCGAACAAATATTGTCAGCACCAGATCCAAAACCTATTGTAGAAATTTCATAAATATTTTTTTTATGAACAAATAAAGCTTTACGTAATATTTCCATGCGTTGAACTTTTTTCCCAGAAAAACATAATTTGTTATTATTATCAATTTGAACTATTTGTCCAGTTTTCAAATTACAATCTTTTACTTGATTAATAAAATGTTCATTTTTATTATCCATCGGAAGAATAATCTTCCAAAAATTTAATAATGATAATACAATACCTCTTTTTGTCATGATTAATACCACCAATCACAGAATAAATAATTTTTAAATTCAATTTTTGTTTTATAATTAGTCTTATATTTACTTCAATTTGGCTAATCTTTCCTCCAAACGTTTTTGTTGATCATTTAATGCTTTATGTTGAAAATCGATAACGACATTATTTTCTTGTTCATAAAAGTCTATAACTTTTCTCAGGTACACTTTTAGTTCATTATCTTTCAAATATTTCATAAGAGATACTAAATGTGAATAGTTTGGGTTTTTACCAAACATTTTGATTAAATGTTTGTCAAATCTCTTAGACATACCAAAATCAATAAGGTAAACGTGGCCATTATTAATCATAATATTCCGTCCAATATTGGAATCATTGTGGAAAATATTGAGTTTTCCTAGTTTTTCATAAAGTTCAATGATCTTTTTCAACATGCTGAGATTAAGTTTGTACTTTTTGGTATAATCAAGTAGCGTATACTTCATATATTCCATTACAATACAACTACACTTCTCAACAACACTAATATCACTGAACAACTTTGGTGCAATACCAACCGTTGAACATTCTTCTAAAAGTTCAAACTCTTTTTTAATCATTTTTACACTTTTACGGTCCTTAAAACATTTAACAACAGCATGTTTTTTACTATCATGATGATGTTTGAGAAAAAAAACGCGACCATCTTTTCCATCAACTCCCAATTGCTTTTCAATTGACCATTCTGGACAACACAACTTGAAATTTGCTAACGTTTTTGTGTAAGACATGTTATAATATATTGATCTATGATTAGTTTTTAATAAATAAAAATCAATTTTTAGGTCTTAAAACTACTTTAGGTAGATATTCCCATTTAGTAAAATAACCATTAATCGCTGATGCTTTAAAAAAACAATTGGTTGAATAATATGGCTTTTTATCTTCATTTTTATATGGATACGATGGACAAACGATAAAAATTTTGTAATTCTTATTTATTGTTTTCTTAGTTGCAAAAGCAACCCCTAATTCAGTAAAAGTCCCACGATAAGGATATTTATCATCATCCATAATGGCAATAAGGGCATCTGCTTTCATGACGCCTTCAATATCGTGATCTGCCATATCCTGAAATGAATTATTGGAGTCGCTTTCATAATTTGTCCAATCATGAGTAATTTCATGACCAATACTTTCCAGCTCATCCATATAACCTCTGATCTGTTCCTTATTATGCCATTTGCCAGCAATATAAATTTTCATTAATACTATATTTTTATAAATTTTCTTGTTTGTGACAAAAAAAAAATCATTTTTTTCAGAATTATTCCTGTTCAGATTGCGCGAAGAGACTCGACAATCTTCTGAAAAGCACCCTTTCCAGCATCCCGATCATACAACCAAGGATCAACATCGTCTCCACTCAGATCACACTTGATCCCTCGCCCACAAAAATAGTCAATTCGACTTTCAACAGCCTGTCTAGCCTGTTTCCAATCAAAAGAAGGTGCTACAGTTCCCGAAAGAATTGCGTCAATACTGTTGAAAAACGCAGCAGGTTGCCTGTTTTCCCACAATGCCTTGAGAAGCATAACCTTGTCCAAACCTTTAATGCTAATTGTTACTGACATGTTTAATACTTTACACCCAAGTAATCACAAAAAAAAAAAATCAATTTTTTTTTTAAATAACACAATAAGCAAAATGACTTAAAGAGTTTTTTTACTATTTAAAGTACATAAAAATAAAATGTCAACGAATAGCTTAAAAAAGGTAATTATATTGTATTCAGTGACGAATTTCCATGTTCTATATTGGAGATTAATAAATCGGCACCAGGAAAGCATGGTCATGCTAAATATAACATGATGGGACGTAATTTATTGACTGGAAATAAACATAACATGGTGTTAAATCATCATGATAGGCCTAATTTTGTGGAGGTGAAGAGGAGAACTTTGTATTGTCAGTATTTTGATGATAATTATGCTTATGCTGTTGATGATGAGGGTGACGAGGAGACTTTTTTGGTGAAAGGTGAAGAATTATTGGATAAGGTTGAATCTGGGAAGTATGATGACGGTTGTGATATTATTGTTATGGATTTGAGTTATACTTTGCCTAGTGATAATGAACCTAGGTGTGAGAGTGTTGTCACAGAGATTAAGGAAATGTCTGATTGACTTATTGGTGAAAAAATTGATTATAAATTTATATATTTGTATAAATTTATAGTAGGAATCATGGATATTTCTGTTTCCAAAGTGGCAAAAGGAGATATTATTCTTATTAAAAATCGCTTTTCAAGAGTAATTTCCATTCAAGTCAGTGTACCGTCAAAGATGGGTACACGAAAATATTGTATTTTGGGGAAAGCTTTAGAAGATGATAAGAAATATTTTCAAGTGTTTCGTCAAGGTGATATGTGTAATCTTTTGATTAGTTTTGAGGAACTAAAAAAAATATCTTGAAAGTTTACAAATAACAATAGTTGATCTTATTTATAATATCTGTTGGTATTTTGCCTGATAAGATGTAATAATTAAACATTTTATCGCGATTTAATTTAAAATCATTTAAATTCATAAATTTGCGCTCCTTAAAAAATTGTACCTCTGTTCCTTCACTTCTTACACTATCCCAATATTGATCTGAACACCATTCACAATCATATGGACATTCATTATCTCCAAAATGACCCAATTCATCAATTGTATCAAATGATTTTCCATCCAATAAGTCTTCCAAAATTTTAAAAATATTTATATTTTTGTGAGATTTGATATATTGAAATAAATTTTTTTCCAAAATATCAACAACCTTTGCAGATTCCCCACTATATTTTTGTCCATCACCTCTTTGGAATACTTTGTTTAATCTTTCATTTGAATGTTTATTTCCAAATTTACAATTATTCTCGAGATAACTTTTGTAAACTCTACACAAACATCCAATACAAACATCTAAATCATATTTGCTTACCCTGAAGCTAATATTTTGATCATCTTTATAAAAAGATTTTTCATATAAATCAAAATCAAAATCATAATAATAATCAGAAAAGAATTTATTTGGTGAATATTTATCAAATTTTCTTTCACATAAATCACAATAATTGCCATTATTATATAATTCTGATCGATATGTTGCAATTGTAAATCCAGCACCATTAAATTTATGTTCAAAAATTTCTTGTCCATCAATTTTAAGCAATATAGAACGAAAAACTTCATCTTTTACTTCGAAATTACAACTAACAAATTGTTTACCTTCTTCATCATTTAATAACGAATATTCACCATCTATATTATATTCTTTACATATCTCATCTGATACATCCTCTTTACCATTCAAAAAATTAAAATAAAAAAATTTAAAATCCTCATAACTCAAATTACTTTCTGTATATTCTATAATTTGTTGATCATCACTAAATAATTCTTCTAATTTTTTAACTTCTTTATCTCTTAATAATTCAGCTGATACTATATAGTTTTTGTCCAATTGATCTTGATATTTCATAATAAGATAATCATTATCTTTATCCAAACAAAACAAATCAATAATCTTAAATTCTGAATTATCACTGATATTTTCAACAGTACAATAATCTGACAATAACATACAATCACCTTTCTTTTTTCTAAAACTTAATCCATAATCATCATCAAATTTTAGATCAAATGTACAATCATTCAAAAAAATAATGAATAAATGATGTTTTTCACTATCACCAATATTTTGAAATTCTATTTTATCAGTTTTCCTAACTGGTACATAAGATTTTCTATAAATAGTATTATCAACAATCAAACAAATATCGACTTCATCATTTTTATCAGTCGATACAGGTGATAAATTATCATATTCTTTAAAAATTTGATACTTCGGCATAATTAAAAAATATTTGTAAGAACTTTAAGTTGAATAATAGATTTAAAACTATGAGTATATATAATATGATGGTTAAATTGGATTATAATTATCTAAATATTGGTTCTTTTATAATTTTTAGTAAATATCCAGAAATTATTTGTAAAAAAAAAATGGTTGGTGATGATTATTTTTGTATAGATTGTGAGAACTTGGTAACAGGTAATATGAATATGATATTGTGTGGTAATAGTGTTAATTTGGAGTTTGTTGATGTTACAAAAGAAGTTAATACAATGTTTGGTAGAGAGATTAAAGAAAAGTTGAGGTTAACAAGGAGGCAATTGTTGAATAGGAATTACTCACATGATGTTAAGTATCATGTGACTACTTTGAAAATAAAAGAAAAGATTATTGTTTATGATATTGTTTAGATAAGAATCTCGTTTTTTTGTCTGAGTTTGTTGAGTTGATAGAAGTACAAATTCATATTTGGAATCTTGACATTGAACTCATTATTTCTGACCAATTTTTTGAAAATTGGATTATTCTTATATTTTCCGTGAAGTTCATCAATACAATATTGGAAGAAATCAACCATATTGTCTTTATGTTTAACAGTAATCTCCAACATTTCACACATTCTCTTTGTATATCCATTGCTCAACTTGAATTGGTTAACACCTTTCATAATACAATACGCAATTGTGTTATTCCATGTTTGAGACTGAATTGCTTTCATGAGATTGTTTTTCTTCTTGTGTAAAATCGCAACATAAACGAGAATAGAGAAGAACATAATGTCATACATGAACTTGACATCCATATTATCGAAAACACGGAACTCAAATCCAACTCTATTCGGCGACTTCTTCTTAGCATAAGGTGGAGTATCACGAATCTTTTTTGTCTTTCTATTAAAATAATATCTGTAAAACTTACCATTAGTCTTCCTCACAAAAATTGGTTCCCAACCTTTAATCAAAGGTGGTTCAAAGTTGGTGTTCCAAAATGGACTTCGTAAGTCTGCACCAATTGTTGTATCTTCTTTATTGGATTTCTCCCAAATGATATCCAAATATGTTTTGACTTTTCTTTTATTACATTCAAATCTTGTGTTAATTTCATCTATTGTAATATTTCTCTCTCCTAACCTGTTATAGTTAAGGAGCTTCTTGTTATTCTTGTCATAAACACAAACCTTGAGTGGTGGGTATTTCTCGACAGAATTATTTGTCAAAATATTCTCCAAAAGTCTTTTATCATCTCTTCCATCATAATAATAATATAATTCAAATTTTGTACTTGTTCTCTCCAATAAAGTTGGATCACTTGTACCATAACCACTGTGAGCATTGAGTAAATATCTGAAAGTACCAAAGTTGTTGTAAATATTATTTGTGTAAAAAACAAAGAATAACGGTTCACACCATTGGAGCAACATCGCGAGTTTTACGTGTTCATCTACAAAATTATCTAAACTTTTAGAAGGCATTGTTAACCAAAGGTGGTATGAACCGTAATAATCATTATCGAAAATATTATCATCGAGGTAGTTACCATCAAGGTAGATGAGATTTTTGTCTCCACCACGAACCATTTGGACAACTTCACCATAAGCGAAATAGTCTGAGTCTTGATAGATCTTGTTGAGTGTTTTAACAACAATGTTTTGGTAAATCTCTACTTCTCTGATGACATTTTCGATTTGGACATTTTTGAATTTGAGATTTTTGTATTCAATAAGTGGCCCAGTTGGTGTCCAATCACGGCTGATTGCGTCGTGGTAATTCATGTTAATTAGGTATTTAATTGGATAATCAATATCAACACTTTCTCTTTTTTCCAAGAGTTCATCTACAGAGAGGTTGATGAAGTTTAATTTTTTGTTGGACATGTAAATATAGGCATCTAAAAGGTATTCGAGTTGTTCATACATTTCGTTTTTGGACATGAGTCTATAATTTGTTTTTTCAATATCGACAATTTGTGTTTGTGTAACATTTTGGATTGTACTGGTAATGGTTTTTCTTTGAGTTAAGAAACATCTCATACTTATTGATGCTTTTTTGATATCTGGGAATAATTCTTTTTTGTTTTTGTCAAGTGAATTCAATTTGTTTTTCATTTTGTTCAAATAATAATTTTTGAAATCAGAGATTGCGTTTATAACCGAGTTTTTATCAACATCTGGCAATTTCTTCTCACTTACATATGTGTGATTCCAAAAATAATCACTATTCAATGTCAACAAGAAATTGAAAATAGTTGGATTCAAATCTGTTCCTTGTAAATTTATAACAATATTCATATTGCTATTTACAAATCTGTAATAGTTGTACTCTATGTATTGTTTGTAGAGATTGTGTAAATTTTTGTTTTGTATTTTGACTTTTTCAAAAAACTTGAGAGTCTTCACCGATTTAGATTTTAATTGAAGTGTAGTATTAACATCAACTTTGCTGAGTCTATCACTGTAAAGTTTCTTTTTAATCAGCATTTTTCTTAATGTATTGGTTAATTCAATATTATCACTGAAATTTTTGAATACTTTTACATTACTCTTTTTCAATGTATCATAATTGTCAATATAATGATTGACAATATTTGCTTGGATATTACTTGTCAGTGAATTTAGAACACTGTTAGAAAGAAGAATTGTTACTTGCTCCAACATGTGATAAACTGTGTTTATATCTATTTTTCCGAGTTTGTTGAATCTCAAATTGAAAATATGATTTATATTTCTCACTTGAAAACTACTTTTGTCCTC